ACCATGTCAAAATCAAAGGTGATGCCGCTCTGAAGCCTTGCGTAATACACCCGCCCCGGCTCCGTGTCCAGTTTCAGCTCGCACACCCCTTTTTCCGGGCTTAACCAGCTTACAATCTCATCCTTGCATTCCAGGAGCGCCGCCATCGTCCGCTTGGGAGGGATGAAGCAGGATATCTCTATCACCCGCTCGGAAAGGGACGCGCCAAGGTCAACCAGCCCGTCCCTGCCCGCCATGGAAATGGTGCGGTTTTTCAGTTCCGGCACCCGGTTCTCCGTAGCCATCCGGCTTGCGATACCCATGCTCCTTGATGTGACACCGTCAAAAGAAAATCCCATCCATGCATCCCTCCTTTACGAATACCCGTTTGCCCGCCGCCCCTGCTGGAGCTGCCGGTAAAGCTGCTGTGAGATTTTGCGGATGTCCTCCTCGCTCCTCACGTTCATTTCCTTCACCTCGATCAGCGGTCCGTTTATGGGGCCGCCCTGTGACGGTTCGTCCCCGCCATTTCCGGATACGGAAATCTCCTGCACGGCTGCGGAAGGATTCAGGATCATGTCTGCCGCCACACCGTCCATTGCCCTTGCCACCATGCTCTTGCTGTCCTCAATGCCCTTTGCCAGCCCCTTCATGAAGTCCGGCATCCAGCTCTCGTAATCGGTCAGCGGCCCTTCATCCGGCACGGAGAAATGCAGGAAGGACTTTATTTTATTCGCCACGCTGCTCACGGCATCGCCCACAGCACCGATACAACTCTTGATGCCGTTCACGATGCCCATGATCATGTCCTTACCCCACTGCAGGGCTTTGGACGGGAGGCTCGTGATGAAGCTGATGGCGTTGTTAAAGCCGCTCTTTATCACAGACACAATATTGCCCATCGTGCCGCTGATGGAGGACTTGATGTTATTGAACACAGTCGATACTGTATTTTTTATGCCATTGACCACGGTGCTGACCGTGTTCTTTATCCCGTTCCAAACGGTGGAAATCACATTCTTTATCGCATTAACCACAGTCGTGACCGCGGACTTGATTCCGTTCCACACCGTTGTGATGACCGTCTTTATCGCATTCAGCACCGTTGTGACTGTATTTTTGATGGCGTTCCATGCCGTGGTGATAAAGGTCTGGATTGCTGTCACCACCGTGGTAACCACGGTTTTTATCCCATTCCACACAGTCGTGAATACCGTCTTTATTGCATTCAGCACTGTTGTGATGATGGTCTTGTAAATATTGAAATAAGTGGTGATGATGGTTTTTATCACTTCCACCACTGTGCTGAAGATGGTCTTTATCCCTTCCCACAGCCCGGAAAAGAAATCCTTTATCCCGTTCCACACCGCCTGCGCTGTGGAGGAAATGGCCTCCCATGCCGCTGAAAAGAAGTTTTTGATTGCCTCCCATACGGCAATGGCTACCTCCTTCACATTCTCCCAGAGGTTGATCCAGAACTGCCGGAAATCCTCATTCGTATTCCACAAATAGATAAACGCCGCCACCAGCGCCGTAATCGCTGCGATAATGAGAAAGATGGGATTCGCAAGCATGGTGGTGTTCAAAGCAGCAAATGCGGTCTTTACCGTATTGATGACGCCTGCCACCTTCGGCACTATCGTCATAATCGTGCCGACCGCGGACACCACTTTCCCAACCACAATCAGCACGGGACCGAGCGCCGCCGCCAGCAATGCGACCGTAGTAATGACTTTCTTCGTCCCCTCATCCATGCCGTTCAGCCAGTCCACGAACTTCTGCACCCATCCGACAATCATTTTGATGGCGGGCAGCAGAAGCTCCCCAAAAGAAATAGCCAGCCCTTCCAGGGCTGACTTTAAAATGGTGATCTGCCCCTGCAAGTTGTCAAGCTGTGTGTCCGCCATCTGCTGCGCCGCACCGCCGCTGTCAATGATGGACTGCTGCAGGTCATCCCATGTGCTTCCCGTGTTGGCAAGCAGGGCATTCACGGAGGACAGGTCGGTCTTGTTGAAAATCTGCCCGATGATGTTGGACTTCTCCGCCGCCATCATGCCGTCCATGCTCGTGTTCAGATCTCCGAGGATGTCATTGAGGGAGCGCATATTCCCCTCGGAATCGTAAACATCTAAACCAAGCTGCTCCATGCAGGCGGCCGCCTTATCGGTGGGGTTCTGCAGGGAAAGGATGACGTTACGCAGATGTGTGCCGCCCTCCGCGCCCTTGATGCCGTTGTTGGCGAGGATGCCAAGGGCCGTGTTCAGCTCCGCCGTGCCGCCTTTCACGGTCTTTGCGGTCGCACCGATGGTAAGGATGCCCTCGCCAAGCTGCGCCACGGATGTGTTGGTGGATGAGGCTGTCTTCGCCATCTGGTCCACCATCGTCCCCGCCTCATCCACGCCCATGCCCAGGGCGGACATGGCGTCCGTCACCATGTCCGATGCCGCCGCAAGGTCGATGCCGCCGGCCGCCGCAAGGTTTAAGACGGTAGGGAGCGTGTCGCACATCTGCTGTGTGTCGTACCCGGCAAGGGCAAGGTAGTTTAAAGCCTCCGCGCATTCCGAAGCGGAGAAGGCCGTCTCGCTGCCCATCTTCTTTGCCAGTGCGGAAAGCGTATCCATCGTATTGACGCTCTCGCCGTTGACCGTAGACATGGCATCCTTTGTGATTCCCATTGTCGCCTGCACCTGCGACATAGAGCTTTCAAAGTTTGCCGCCGTGCTGACTGCCGCCGTCCCCAAAGCCGTAACGCCTGCCGTGACGGGGAGCAGCTTCTGACCGGCAGAGGAAATGTTATCCCCGACGGTCTTCAGCTTTTCACCCGTGGCGGCGATTTTCTGCAATGCCACAGCGGACTGCCCTGCCTGCCGCTCCAGATCACGCAGATTGTTTTCCGTTTCGATGATTTCCCTTTGAAGGGCATCGTACTGATCCTGCGCTATTTCCCCATTGGCAAGAGCCGTGTTTGCCTGTTCCGCAGCGGTCTTTAAGGTTTCCAGCTTTTCCTTCGTCCCCGCCACCGCCTCGCCCAAAAGCCGGTGCTTCTGCGCCAGCAGCTCCGTATTTCCGGGGTCTAATTTCAGCAGTTTTTCCACGTCCTTGAGTGCGGTCTGCGTGTTCCTGATTTCCCCGTTTACGCCCTTCAGGGCGGTCTGTAGTTTGGTGGTATCCCCGCCGATCTCAACAGTGATACCCTTGATTCTGTTCGCCACGGCGGACACCCCTTCCTGTTAAAATGCAAAAATATGCCCAGGGGGATGCCGCCTAAAAGCGGTCGAAATCCTCCTGGGTAGCGATTTCCTTATAGCCCTTGTATTCGTCGTTCCTGCTCTCTGCGAACATATCGTTGACCATGCCAATCGTAAGCAGGTCAAGGTCGCGGATGGAAAGCCCAAGCTGTACGCACCGGAGCAGGAACAGCGGCGTTGTCATTTCCCGGTCAGTCGGGCGAAGTTTTTTTTAGACTGAACATCCGTCTGCACGTTCAGCCCCCATAGCTGTATCAGCTTCGGAAGCACCTGGTAGATGGAAAAGGTGTTGAATTCGTCCAGCCACTCCTCCGGGCTGTCCGGGATATCCGGGTCTGCGTGTTTCGCCATAACATAGGCGATATTCTCAAACATCTCCAAAGAGAATAAATCCAGATTAGAACTCTCCTCGTCACCGTCACCGATGGATTTCTCAAGGCTCCTTAAATCCTTATAAATGTCCCGGTGGAATTTCATCCGGTAAATGCGCGGGATAGCCGCGGATGCCCTGAAAGGCACCTGCTTCCCGTCAATCTCGATATTCTGTTTCATGCTCATAGGTTATCCCTCCCCCTCCGTATCAACAGTGGCGCCGGTATCTGTATCTGTATTCCCGCCCGCTGCCGCATCCGGCAGGTACACGCTCTTGTACCAGTTCTGGTAGATCTCATCCGTGGTGCTGTCCCCGGTCTTCGCCTTCACATAGCCGCTCGCCAAAGGCGCCGCCGTGATGGCCAGCGTCTCGGTCTGCACCTCGATCTCCTCCTCGTTGGTCTGGGACTCAATGGTCGGTCGCGCCGCCGAGCAGTTGTACAGCACATGACGGATTTTCCGCACATCGCCGTCAAACTCAAACAGCAGGGCGAAGTTCTCCGTTTCTGCGTTGGCGTTCTCCAGAAGCACCTTGTTCTCATCCAGCGCCTCCTTCAGCACATCGGTGCGGAAGCTCTCCGGCACCATGGCAAGCTCCAGGTCTCCCTCATAGCCCATGTTGTTGCTGACCGTGTAATAGGCATAGCCGTCCGCATAGAAATTGCTCGGCTCGCCGTTGGGGTCCAGGGAAAGGGAGACGGCGCCGGGCATCGCAACGGGTGTGCCAAAGGACACCGCCCCGTCCGTCCCCAGTGTCAGCAGCGCGTAATGCACGTTGCAGATGTTGAATTTCACTTTATTCTTCTTCGGCATCGTAAACCACCTCCATGTCAAACTGGTAGAGGACCTCGTACAGCTTCTCGCTGGCAATCCAGACCTCCGACTTGTTGTAGAAGATGCGCCGCTTATCCAGCGCGTCCTCCAGTTTCTTCTCCACCGACGGGTCTTTTATGTCGGTGTACAGCTCTATCTTCACGCCGCTTGCCTTGAAGTACACCATGCCGTCAGCAGCGAAATTGTCGCTCTGTGGCAGGAGGTAACAGACAAACGGCGGCTCCGGCGACTCGCCCTCCGCAAAATGGTCATAGGCGAAGGGGATGCCGGTTTCCTTCAAAAGTGCCAGTAATGTTTTCAAAACCTATCCCTCCAATGCTTTCTGTATCTCTTTTTCAAGCTGCCGGGTACCGGCCTGCTCCGCCGCCGCGATATGAGGCTTTGCGGGAACACGGCCGCCTCCACGCTTGGCGTGGCCGTGTTCCAGAAGGTGCGTCAGTTGGTAGCGATTTTTGGAATGCACCGTCACTTCCAGTGAATTGGATGTTTCCTTTGTGGTCTTCACTGCCCATGACTTTGCATATTTTCCGGTATCCTTGGGCGCGTTGGCTTCAATGTCCTTGCGCACCGCAGTCCCGGCTTTCTTCACCGCCTTTTTCACATCCTCCGTGGCAAGGTCTGCATATTCCGTCAGCCCCTTCATGATCTCCTCCGCCATCCGGTCAATCGATACGCCGTTCGCCATCGTCACCGCCTCGCTTTCCTGCATTTGAATTTCAAACATTTCTTTTTATAGTTCATGTGGTCGATGGCGAGGATGTCGTACAGTTCCCCGCCAAATACCACCCGGTATCCCGTGGAATCAATCACGGATGCCTTTTTACAGTACCTTACCGTGAAGGATATATCCGATTCATCCGCCACGGTTCCTGCCACATCCGTTTCACTGGTCTGCTTCCCTGCCTCACCGCCTGCCGTGGCATGGCAGGAATAATAATCCGCCCATGTGTTCTTATGGTTACCGATGCCGTCCACCGCCACGGCATTCTTCTGAAAGGTAATGCGGACATTCAAAAGGGAAACCTCCATCAGAACGCCTCCTTCCGGCTGCCGGAAAGGAGCGCCCGCAGCGTAAGCATCATGGCGTGGTGGTTAGCCTCCTCCCGGTGTTCGTAGAGGTAAGCCGCAGCATACAGGACAGCCGTCTTTGCATTCTCATCCTTTCCCAGCACACTCCTGTCATCCGTGCGGATGATGTCCATGCAGATTTTCTCGGAAGCCCTGACCATGCTTTCAATCAGGGCATCGTCATCGTCAAAATCCACACGGAGGTAATTCTTCATTTCTTCCAGCGTCACTGCCATGCCGCCACCTCCCTCTGAAAATCCTTAAGCCGAAGCCCCTTTCTGCTCCAGCACCTTCACCGCTTCCGCCAGGATCATCTTCCCGTCCACACGCTGCGAGGCAAGGAAGCCCACCTGCCCTGTGGCCGCAAACAGCTCATTCAGGCGCTTGAAGCTGCGCCCCTGCCTGTCAGCAATC